GTATTTTTCATCGCTCCGTGCGCCGTTGATATTCAAATCCTCAAATTTGCTGAAAAATTCTTTATGCGTTACTTGGTTCCGCTCGCTGTCTTTTTCTAAGGATACTATACGCTGCTCATATTTGCAAGTCTCACATGACATTTAATCGCCTACTTATTCTGTGTTATTTTGCTATCCCAGCTCTGGCAACCCTGCAATCGACGTCAAGAGAGACAATGCCCCCGCTAAAACAGATGCGGATATCACCATCGTCCAGTTTACGTCTGCAATGAGCATTGATGTTCCTATGGTTGCAATCGCTGTCTGTGCAACCGTCTTGATTGCTCTCATGCCGGCAGCCTTGAACCATTCCTTAAAATTTGTCATATATTTTCTCCTTTAATTTTGGGAAATAGGGCCGGAATGAACCGGCCCTTCGGTAGCTCTAGCCCTTAAGCAATTCGGCATACAGGCTTTTCAGCGCAGGATACTGCGAGCTGTCTACAGCCTTGCCTTGTACTTTGCCGTCTTTGTCGATTTTGCTGTTGCCCTCAACGTAGATTTTGTCGGCGGACTCCATAACAAGCTCAACGCCGTCAAGGAAAGGATATCCACCACGAACAGGGATGTCTTTGTCGATTGCTTTGTTGTTGCCTGAAAACTTGATTGCTGTGTCTACATTCTTAGAGCCGTGTAAAATTTGGTACTTGTCTAAATAAAAATAAGCCATTTTCCATTTCTCCTTTAAAAATAATATTTATGCTACGCCTATGCGTTAACACCTAAAATAGTTTTGCTTGATATAGTACCGACGCTAATGCCTCTCGTGTGAGCGGTTCTTGCCAGTCATAGTTACCGTCGCCGTCGCCACTAAATATTCCTGCTTCAATCGCTGCCTCACAAGCTTCTTTCGCCCATTTGCTGGGTGCGTTGCCATGCGTTTTAGCGATCATTTTCGCGTACATACTTTCAAACTGTTCCTGAGTCACTTCTTTTTCGGCCTCCATTCCCAATAATTCGTAAAATCCAGCTGCCAAAGCCGCCGCCATATCGTCTTGTCTATTAAATAACACCAGCGCGTCTGCCCCAGTATCAATAAATGCCAACTCTATCAAGATAGCTGGCATTTTTGTATGCATGATAACCCCTATGTTGTTCCTGTACTTGATACCTCTATCTCGCAGCTTCATGGCCTTAATAAACGCATCCTGTATTGTAGTGGCGTAATTAAGCGAATCAGACTTATAGTACAATGTTTCCGTTCCTGTGCCGCCTCCGGCATTACAATGGATGCTGATAAAATAATCCGCGCCCCATTCGTTCGCCATGTTGTAACGGGCATTGATTGCGGAACTGTTATTCGTGCCTAAATTGGTTTCTTTTGTAGACCGCGACAGCTTAATTGTCAAACCCCGCGCTGTTAATAGGTTGCTTAATTTTTTGGCTACCGCAAAAGTAATATCTTGCTCTTTCAGGCCATTGCCTACGGCACCGGTATTCCATCCGCTGTCATTGTGGCCGGCATCGATGAAGATTTTCGTTTTGCTCACTCCCTTTGCGTAAAAATAACGCCGGTTAGGCGCTTTCTTTTTCTTAATATTTGACAATAACGAGTCCGCGCGCTCCATTGCCACCATATGATCCGCTACTATTGTAGGCGCTCCCACCGCCTCCCGCTCCATAACCCTCTCCGCCCGTACCACCACTGTAACTACTACTGCTGTGACCATCGCCAGCTAACTTAATAGAGCTATAACCGTCTCCGCCATTTTGGCCGTACGTTGTGCCACTATTACTTGTTGCTCCTGCACCGCCTACGCTTTTGAGGTAGCTGCCAAAAGACGAGGCTGTTCCGTTTGTACCAACCGCGCCCATGCCTACTCCTCCAGTCCCCGGAGTTCCCACGGTCACTATTACAGAGCTCAAGCTCGAAACGTCTATTATTGCGGTTCTAATGATTCCCGCAGTACCCGCAAGGCCGCCATAACCACCAGTAAAAGCCGCCGCACCACCACCACCACCGCCTATTACAATTACTTCGACTGCGGTGACTGTGGCATTGGGTTTTGTCCAAGTGAAGGTACCAGAAGTAGAATATATAGCCACTCTGGCCCCAAGCCCTGCCATGTTAACCACATATTTAATCAGCGCGAATAACGTTGTACCGCTGCTATTGGCAGCGTCTACAGATGAGCCGATATTATTGTTGATGGTATTAATGTATCCAGAAATTGTTGAAGATAAATACGTTGTTAAGTAAGTATATATTTGATTCAACCTTGCAAAAATCGTAGTGGTTCCCGCCGTATCCGTATTGGCACCAACCAGCAACGCCTTTGTCAAGATCCCCTTTATATTAGCAAATACAGAATTTGTCGTATTGACCGCTGTCGCTGCGGTATCCGCTTTTGCTCCGATGTTTGTATTGACCGTGCCAACATCAGTTTTAACCGTCGATACATTGGCATTTACCGTGTCCAGCGTTTCCTTGTCTGCTAAATTAATCTGACTTGCCATAATTACACCGCCTCATAAATAAATGCCACCGTCAGGCTGCCATTGACCGTGGCCGGTTTAAAGCCATACCTATACCTTATACCGCTGCTATCCGTCGCAATATGCGGCATTGCGTCGGTTATATGTTCGGTCAATGATGCCTCTGTAAGTCCCAAGGCTTCAACCTTATCGAAGTTATCCCTCACGTCCGTAATATCGGCTCGGGTGGATAGCGAGATGTCAATAAAATTAAACTTTGCCATTTGTGTGCCTCCTGATCATGAGCCATTGCTGTTTCAAATTATCATCCCCTTTGTACGTTTTGCATAAAAATAATAGCTTTGCGGCTGCTTGTTGGTTAGTGCGTAATAGGGCAATAGGGCGCATTAAATATTTTCTGCTATTGATGCTTGATATGCCGTTACAATCTCATCCGTCCAAAGCGCTTCGATAGCGGCATATTGATTATCAGGCAATATTTTCTTTGCCCTCTCAAACTGTCCCGGCGTAAGAGATTCACGATGATTTTCTAAAATTGTTTCCTGTCCGTTATACTCAATATATATCTGCGAGAGTACTGAAATAGTCCCGCTTGCAGATATATCAGTGACTGATACCCTTGTTTTTGTATCCATCATAAAAGCCTCCTCTTAAGCTATCAAATACGATATGTGACATGCGAATGATAACGTCCCTCCAACGGATAAGCTCCCAAGCGAGGTTGCCGCGAATGCTAGGTCGGGAAATTTCTGGCTAACCAATATTCGGTTGTCATTTGGTCGCACATATCCATATATAGTTCCAGCGCTAGTAACTGACGTTTTGTATAAATTATAAAATGCAGATGGGACATACGAAAGCGAATTTACAAATGGTAACCCCTGAATTGCAATTTGCCCTTCACCTAGCGTAGCAATGGTTGCGACAACGTAACACCAGCAATCTATACGCTTACCGATACGATTATACTTTCCATGCTGTGTAGCATAGGTAAATGTGCCTGCTGTAGTAGCTCCGGCAAGCGTTGGTGTCCATACGCCAGATTCGAGTGTTAAATCGGCTATGTTTTGCGCCATAGAATTCAAAGACGCATCAACCGCCGCCGCTCTCTCGTCAAAATCTGCTCGTTTCACCTTATCGTCTAAGGCCACGCCAACGTCCCCATACGCAGCATCCAAAGTATCAGCATTGCTATTAAATACGCCAACATCATAATTCTCAGCCGCATCCGGTTTCATTAACCCCAAGTTAGTTGTTGTAGTTGACATCTTACATTCCCTCCATAACCTCTTGCCACGTCTTAGTGATAATAGTGCTAGTTCTCAATTCGGCATGTGTTTTCTGCGCTAATTCGGCATGAGCGTATACAGACAAATCGTCGTGACTTTGAGTCGCCACGCCTGCCACGTCACCCCAGGTATCGTAAGTCTCGTATACCACCTGCCAAATCACGTAATAGGTATACAGCGTCCATAGTATATTCGCAGGCACCATTTTTTTAAGAGTTTCGAACATTTCAGCGAACCAATCCCGGCCCGGCCTCAGGCTGAGAATGTCCAGCTTATAGTTCCGGTAGTCCAAATTATAGGACCAATTTCCTTCGCCCATTATGGTGTCCATGATAATCCGCAACGTTCGCTCGGTATAAGGGATATTGCTTGATAGCCTATTAATGATACGCCCACGTCTAAACTCCAGCGATTCCGTTGCGGTGTCGGATACAATGTCTAATATATTTTCCCACTTCAATAAACCGGTTTCCGTCGCCATAATCGGAAAGGTGTCATAGAAATTATCCAAGATTGCCTTTGATTGCGCGTCGAGTTCCGGCTGAACGGCGCCTATGATTGCGTCTGTGTCCAAGTTACCCTTATAGATGAGATTGAAAAAATCCTTAACCGCCATACAGCGTCACGCTCCCAAACACAGGTATTTGCTGCACTGCCGAAGTCTGAATCAAATTAAGGTCCGCTGCTGAATCATTGATCGTTGTATTTGTCACATTATTGACGCCCTCTACGCTTATGATGGCTGCGTTTATACGGGCCAAGAAAACTGATAACGATCCTGCCTCTCCCCACTCCTGTCGCAGTTCAAGCAAGTACGCTTCTATAGCATTATTGATATTATTTTGCAGTTGCGCAATTGTGTATCCAGCTCTCAGTGCCACGGTCGCCACGATATATATGCTGACTTTCGTTGGCGTTACTACTGTCACCCTATGGCCGATTGGAGCCGTGCCCAAGCCCTCGCCGCTATTTGGTATAGGGTCCATTTCGGTTTGCACGACGTTGATGAATTCCGTCGAAACGGGCAAATATTCATCATCTACAATTGACAACATAACGGTTCCGCCGCCGTCCCAAACCGGAAACACTTTAACTTCTCCCACACCTTCAATGGCTATCGTCCATTCTCTGTATTGTGCCACATTACCGCCGTAAGCCTTTTTATTGATTCGCTCCAATACACGCTTGCGCAAATTGGTATCCGTTTCGGTATCCTCTGCCGGTATATATGTGCCAGTCATAGTGGCGCTTCGCAGGTTGTTAATTACGAACAGCGGCAATAATGGACCTAAATAAGCGTTTCCTATCGTCCCCGCCGTCTCGCAGGTTAAGAGACATTCACCAGGCGTGCTCATATTTGCCGTAAGCACATAATTTAGGCCCACAGTATTGGGCGCGCTGAAACGGCTGCCTACGGGCAAATCAAGAGGGTTACCGTCTGTATTAATCATTTCTGCAATCCGTACGGCGTAGGTGGCCTGTTTTCGGGTGATTCCGTGATCGGCGGCGCGATTCTCCAGATTTACGCCGGTAGCTGTCAGGAGGTATGTCTGTTCCTTAAATATTTCTATATTTATATTCATTTGAGCCAGTTCCATGGCAGTGGGAGAAAGCGTGTCGTATATAATTGATCCTTGCCGCTTATCTCGTGTGGTAGAAACCAACGCCAGCATTCGTGTTAGTATTGCTTGAAAACTAGGCATTGACTACCACCTCCGATTCGAACGTACCCTTGCTACAAACCACCGTAAATTTAACCAAAGCGCTATCAGCTCCAGTCTTTTCAATACTTGTTACTATCACTGCAGTTATCCTGTCATCCTGAAAGAGCGCGTCCTGCAAAGTGCTCTGAATCGTAGCTTCCAAATACTCAAAGCCACGTTTTCGATATTTTTCCAGTTCCACGCCAAAATTATTGTCATAGATCGCATAAGCATATCGCTCGGTTGATAAGATATGATATACCGTCTGCTGCATAGCCTCTAATTCGTCCGCATTACCCACAATCTGATTATCGGCATGCCGATAGGTAAATGTCGGATATGGCACAATCTTGATTTGGGTTATGTCTGCCTCTGCCCCGATCTGAGGTATCATGCCCCCACCTCGTTTTCAAGTGTTTCCATGCGCTCAACAAAAAACTTCTGGCTGCTGCTAAACGATAAGAGTATCACTTTTTCACCAACACGCAGGCCGGGCCAAATCAGCAAGTCCTCTAGTGCATTCGCGGTATCTCTTGTTGGTATACCATGCAGATGACCCTCGGCAACCGATGTACTACCGGACGGCACTACATGATAATGCTTAGCCGAAGTAATCCTGAATTCTTTGCACATTTTCGACAACACCAAGAATTCCGCTGTCAAAGGCGTCCTGCTCTCTCCGGTTTCCCGTGTTATTACCAGCGGGTTGAGGCTTGTTACTGTGCCATATGATAATTCTGATACTGTATCGGTTCCCATTTTTGACATGGTATTAAGCAGTTTATTGACTCCATTTGTCAAACAAACACCTCCAAGCTCGCAGTATGATAGTCTTTTTCGTAATTGTGCACCGCCGAAGTGACCCACATGTTTTGATTGATCCCCAATCTTTCAAGCTGAAAGTTAAAACCGCTTCCGGCTATCAGTTTAGGAATATCAGTTACCCGTCCGGCAAGCCCTACAATGTTTAGTTTTAGTGTCTTGGTTTCCCTGTTATGCAATTTAAGGAGCTGTTCGGCCCTATCTGCAAGCTGAGCCTCGTTTAGTCCTTCTGGAGCCTTATCCAGCAGCTGCAATTTTCCCCATAGAGCCTGACTGGCAACAGGTTTTGTGATCCACGTTGAGAAGCTCCCTTTTTTCTCGTCTGCTACGTATCCCTTGATAACATTGTAAGTGTCCTTATCGATGCTTATCTCATAAGTGTAGCCGGTTAATAGCGAGCCATCGCCAATCATTAAATTCGTCAGTTCTTTCGACAGGCTCGTAAATTGCAAGGTGCCAAAATTATCCTTAACAAAGTAGTAGTCGTTTTCATGAATAATGGCTTGATCAATCCCATACTTAATGATTTCATACAGCATCTTATTTTCATGAAAATACGCTGGTGCCACATGCGACGTTGGCGTTACAACCTCCCATTGAGATATTTGCAGATTATCAGCGCAGATTTGCTCAAATATTTCGCTGGCCGTCATTTCACTGGTAATGTAGATTTCTTTATTTCTTAAGTATCGCATTTGGTCATATGCGAGAATTTTGTATGTGCCGGTTTCTTCCGTATCCATCGTGAAAATATATCCCTTAAAGATACCGGCACCATCAACGATAAATTCCAGCATATTCCCGCAGGCCACTCTAAGCTTTTCATTCGGGTCTTGCTGCAATGTTACCGTAAGCTTCCCAGGCTGACCATTAAGCGTTGTTTGATGCGTGATAGTACCGGCCAGGGTTGTAACGTCAAATCTTGTTGTTGTACTGATTTCGTCATCTATCTCCTGATTCGTGCAATATAACTCATACGTCATGTCGCCGTCACCCATCCCTGCGGAATCACTAATATCTGTCCCGGATATATTAAGCTATAATTATCCCCTATTACGGCCTTATTCGCCTCGTACAGCTCTCGCCAATTGTCCCAGCTACCAGATAGCCGCCGGGAAATAGCGCCTAAATTATCGCCGCTGACAACCGTATACGTCTGTTCCACCATACCACTGTTGTCAACTCGTGTTTCGGTAACCGGTGCTGCTGTATTTGTCTCTATGTCAATGCTCATAATCTCCGCGCCATAAGGCCGGTACTCAGTCAATGACAATGTGTAATAGATATCTTGTTCTTCGCCCGCCCGATGTTCATAAGAGAAATCTTCAATGGCTACCAGCATATTTATGTTCAGGCTACCAACGATAAAACGGGCATGAGTCTTGCTTTTCCTCCAATTCGTTATGAATCTTATATATCCCTGCGGATTTTCGGCGGCAGGAAAAAAGCTGGATACATTAAAAGAAGCAAGCCCCGGCTCTCGCAGTACAACGATTTCGCCAAGGCTTACTATGTCTGTTTTTTTGTTTGTACCCGGAATTTTAATTTCTATACTTTCCGGGCTCACGGGCAACGAAATGAAGCCCTCTGTTCGTTCGAAAATCAGGCTAATCACGCCGGCACCCCCACATACAAGCTTGCTTCTGCCGCCTCTGCCGTCCAGTCTGCTATTGTATCTATGATTTGGTCTATGTCTGCTGTCTCGCGTATCGTGTCCACATTGAGAGCTATTTGAGGCGTTAGCGTCTGATAGGTGACTTGGAAATCACGGGTAGCCAGGTCGAGAAGCATTTGGATATCTTCCGTGTTGATGTCTACTTTGCCAGTAGTTTTTGTTTTGAGGGCCTTACCTTCGGGAGTATCAGTAGCGTAATCAGACAGATCGAGTTCGCCTCCCACAGCTGTAGCGGCACCCGCTCTGGCCTCCATCTGCATCCGGGTTATTTGTCTTTCTCTCGCGGCCTGATATCTCACGATGTCTGATTGCATTGTTGCAAGCTCAGCATTTCGCGCTGCAATAGCTGCTGATGTGCTTGCTTCGGCTGCTGCCAATCCTGCCGCCCTTGTTTGTTTTGCGGCTTCGTTTTCAGCGGCGGCGGTTGCGGCAAAAGTAACCTGCTCCACCACACTAAGACTGACGCCTGGTATATTGTTCAGTGTGCCGATGAAGCCATTTATAATGTCGATCGCACCGTTGACCATATCCTGCAAAATAGTGAGCACCTTAACTTTCATGTCGCCCATATAATTTTGTATGGCAACGCTTGCTCTTTCGAAGCCCAGCGTAAACTTAGACCATTGATTGTTTACATTTGTAGCCATGGTGTTAAACCACAAGCTGATATTTTCGAGAGTTGTGCGCGTCCTGTCTCCTGCTATTGCCATTGCGATTTCTATGCCGCCTACAGCTTGCACCCATTTATATATTTGCGAAATAATGACGCCTATAACAACGGCGATCCACACAAAGGGATTTGCCAATAGAGACGCAATCAGCGCCTGGTTGGCTGCTACCGATAGCCATGTGGCCGCAGTATAGATGCCCCATGCCGCCGCTGCAGATAATATACCCGCGCCAAAGCCTATAATGACATCTATATTATCCGCAATCATATTAAGGAATCCCTCCATTGAGACACCGACCTCTTTGATGATTTGACGCAAGGTCGGAAATCCGGCAGCTGAAAGTGAGGCGTCAATTTCCGTGATAATACTCGTCCATCCTCTGGCAATGGCAGCGCCCATATTGTCGAACGTACCCTGCCAGCTGGCACCGGCTTCTTTTGCGGCACCTTCTATGCTGACGAAATGCTCTGTTCCACTCATTAATGCATCGGTTAACGTTCGCTGGAATTCCGCGGCGCTAATGGTACCAGCGCTTAAATCCTCCTGAATATCACCAACGCTTCTCCCTACGGCATCCGCATAAATTTTATATACGGGAATGCCTGCCAAAGTAAGCGATCTTATTTCCATGGCCGAAACTTTTCCGGATGTGGTTATTTTTGCCCATGCCTCCGAAACGCTTTCCAGTGCCGCGTTAGTGCCTTTACCATAAAATGATGTGGCGTCAGCGAGCGCGCTTATTTGATTTGTAGCAGTACCGATACTCATGCCGCTGGTAACGAATCCTTGAACGGCACTTGCGGCCACATCCAGACCATAAGCCGTACCAGTTACGCTTTGTCGCACGCTTTCAAGCGAAGCAGTGGCCAATGATGATGATCCTGTTAACGCCGTCATGGTTCGGTTGAATTGCTCCATAGTATCAATTCGAGCAAAAGCCTTATCTATGCCTTGAGTTATATTGCTTTTGATGGCGCTGCCGATTGCTGTAAGTGCATGCACGGCAACGCCTTTCATCACCGTAAAGCCGTCGCCTGATTTTTGCGCCGCCGATCCCGCTTGGTTTAATGAATCATTAAGATCGTCGATTGCGTTCTGTGCCAGCCTTACATCGGCAGCGGCTTGTGCAAATTCGGGGCCAAGTTCGGCTCCTTTGATTGACCGGATGGCTGTCAGGGTGCTGTTCATGCTCTTTGTAATGGCCGACAAGACAGGAGACATTTTGTCGGTTAATCCAAGTGAGCTTTTTACGGTTGCCATATTAATGCCTCCTTCTGCCTTTTGCTTTAGCCGTATGGGCCTGCATCTCTCTCTTTCGCTTCTTTTCGGCTTCGACCTTATTTTCGATGCAGGCCATTATGAATGCCTTCTCTGATTGAGGAAGATCAGCAAATTCAGATGGCTTGTAATTAAGGCATAGCACGGCATACATACAAGCCGCCGCTTCGCCATCTTCCGAAATCAGTCCTTTGCTTCTTCAATTTTTTCGTTAATATCGTTATCTTCGGCATCAAAGCCACTAATGGCGGCAATTTTGTCAGCAATGTCCTGTATTATGCCAGGCAAAAACTTTCTTGCAATAAATTCACCAGCAGTGGAACAGCCAACCTGAGATAGAAACTCAGCATCTGAAAAATTAGGCTCTATAATATGGCCCGCAACCACTAATAGATTGAATTTGCTAACATTGAAATCCACGCCCTTTTTGCCTATTTTACTCCTACAACGATTTCGATAATTCGACCATTGCTCTTCGGTCGCTGGCTTAACTTTGAATGTTCCAAATTGCTCATTAATGTAAATTTCTTTCGTGATATCCGAAACATCCGGTAATGCTAAAAAATCTTGTAAATCGCTCATATTTTCCCCCTAAAATAATTCATTGAAAGCTTCCAGACTATCCACTTCGCTAAACGTAAAATCACACGAAGATTCAAGCATATCAGTATCAATATCAATTAAGGCTATATCGCCCCCATCAATATTGCATTGCCCTAATTTAACAGAATTTCTTCCGGCGCTGCTACCGGGATCGTCATTTGTGACAACCATCGTAAAATATATATCTACGCCTGTTTTCGCATAATCAATGAGCATTTTTTGCCAACGACTTGTGACCCAATGATATGTAAAACTACCGGCACCAGTCCAACCTGCGGATTTATGCCTATCCGCTGGATCGCCGAGTACGCGGTATGAAGATTTATTTTTAGTAAATGTCGCTGTGAGATTTTTAACTTCGGCCAATTCTTCAATGTTTGTGCCAATTGTAGCGGTTATTATGCCGCGCCGGCCTTCAACCGGCCTTGTATCA